TTTATTTTTTCTTTCTTCTGTAAAAGAGACTACCTTAAAAATATAGAATATTTTTGTGCTTTCGTGCAGAAAGGTGCAATTCGGTATTTATTACACTATAAATCAAATAATTAAACAGAGCACAAATTTCGTACAAAAACGTACGCCTCGTACTAAATTGCACAAAATTGTATTTTGTACGCACAATGAACCAATCGTACAAAAACGTACCATGTTTCGTGCAGACATAAACCAATTATAATCAACACATTATATGATAATACTGCACGATTTACACAGTTGCACAAAAAAGGAGTACCGTTTTTGCAAGGGGGATTAGTTTGTTCCGGAAAGTCTTGTTTATGTCCGCAAAACTTTGTATATTAGCGTAAACCATTCTATGACCTAAATGATAACTACCAGAATCGAAGTTCCTCCGCATCTATGTGAGTATATCCGCGGCAAATACTGTCACCTGACCTCTGATCCGGTCCGTTTTCCTGATAACCTGGATATCTATCACGTAATATTCGACCTTCTCCAGAAGAGACCGTCGGAAGCTCCGGTTGATCGTGGTAATTTAGAAATCTGTCTGCCTGAACGAAGTATAGGCAAATCGCCAGTGACCTACAACTATTTAGGACTTCGCTCCCAGGTGATCATTTCCCGGAAAATAGAATTGATGATGTGGGCGGAGTTGCATGAATACCTGGACGAACAGAAGCACCGGTACGGAATCAAATACATTGATGGAGTGCAATTCTTCATGCGCAGATATGGAATTGATTCTCTTACGGAAGAAGCTTTTCTCAAACACTACCAGCGTTGGAGGGCAAAAGTGAGGAGAAAAGAAAAAAGGAGCTATAAAAAGCGAGAATAATTCATCGAGTAAGCGTAGTTAAATGTCCTTTTTTTGAGTGAAAAATGTTCGAAAAGAGAGAATCACAGATAGTATATTGTAAATCAACAGAATATGAATACAAACAATATCGGAGGAGTCATTCAGGCAGATTTCCTGTTCACGGATGAAATAAGTTTATTTTCAGTCATCAATCACTCAGCCGTTATCAGCCTTCACCGGCCCAATACCTGGAGAAACCTGCCTATCACCTATATGGGAGTTTCTCCAGATGTGGAAGCGGACGACACTCAAGCCGGTACGCTATATAAACAGACCCTTACCATCCGCCTGAAACGCACAGGACTGACAGATTCAGAACTTCACATCCTGCGGACTATCAATGTACGTGGTTGCGTAGTAAGATGCAAGGATGCGAATGGCAATATTCGATTGTATGGAAGCAAAGAGTACCCGCTTCTGGGAACCGTGATAGAGAAAACAGGAACCAAGGCCTCCGACCTCTCCGGAATTGAAGCCACTTTTTCCGGAAAAGGCGCCTATCCTCCACTACCTGTTACAGAGTTATAACCGTCCTTCGGCATCATTATATATAGCCGTATCATTGCAACAAAATAAGTGCAATGAGCCAAAAACGCATCATCTTATCAGATTCATCACTCAACCGGTACGGCTACCGGGTTCTTACTGCTGGACTTCTTCTTGAAGCTTTCATTGACAACCCGGTGATGCTGTATGGGCATTTCCGTGATGAAGGATCACCCCTATGGTGTGATTACAAAGCAATCGGATATTGGGACGATATCAAGATAGAGGACGACGTGCTTTCTGCTATTCCTGTTTTCGACAAGGTAGACGATTTATCGAAGACCATTGCCGCAAAATACGAAGCAGGGACCTTACGGGCCGCAAGTATTGGTATACGTATCCTGGCCACATCCTCCGAAAAAGAATATCTGCTTCCGGGACAAACACGCGAAACTGTTACCAAAGCAGAAATCATGGAGGCTTCCATCGTGGATATCCCGGCCAATTCCCATGCCGTGCGCTTATACGACCGTTCCTCCTCCGTTTTACTGGCAGCGGGTATGGACACGAATATTGTGCCAGCATTAACAATCCCAAAAGAAAAGACAATGAATTACAAACCATCATGGACCGGCTTCCTCTCTTTCCTGGGAATTTCAAAAGATAAAGCGGAAACCACCGAACTGTCTGCTGAAAACCTGGACTCTATCCATACTGAAATGGAACGATTAAAGACAGAGAACGCTACTCTTGTACAGGCTAAGACCGATATTGAAGAGAAACTTAACTCTGCCAACGCGAAGATTACAGAGCTGAACGGTTCTACATCCGGCAAAGATAACGAGATCAGTACTCTCAAGAACTCTATCACTGAGAAGGATTCTAAAATCACCCAACTTGAAGAGCAAGTGAAGAATCTGAAGAACGGTCCTACACCGGGGCATGCCGGTCTGACTCCTGAACAAGAGCCTGAAGGTAGCGGAACCCAGGAAGAGTTATCTGCTTTTTGTGACCAAAACGCAGGAAACTATCAAGCCATCACCGAGAAATTAAAAGCTGAGGGCCTGTATTAATAACCTAAACTTTAACTATTAAAAAGTCTATTCAAATGGCTGCAAATAAACTAATTGATGTCTCTAAACTGAACGAAGCACTGGTCATTTATGACCAGGCACTTCGTGCGCTGCCGTTTGCCACCCTCACCGAAGTGGCAAACCTACTGAAGCTGAATGTTATGGACCTGCAAGGCAAACACGCACGTATCAACGAGCGGCGTCGTGCCGGTGGTACTCAATCGTATAAAATCGGAAAGAACTTCGGACTGGTCGATAAACTCTTAGGTTACGAACCCTCAGTCATCGAGCCGAAAGATGTTGTCTGCATCACCAAAGAAAACTCCCAGAAGTACGATGATAACGAACTGCTGATCATCGGTGGCACTCCGGTAAGCAACACTACAAAAAAACATCCGATGGAAACCAAGGTTGCATTTACCCTGGTACGTTCGCATCTGGAAGATATCGTATATAGCCTGTTCTCTGCCGAACGGGATGAAGATTCCAACTCACCCGGTGGGGCTTTCGATGGTATTTATACCAAGATAGATATGCTGATCACTCGTGGCGATGTAAATGCGGCCCGTGGTAATTTCGCTATTTCCGGAGAGTTTGCCGCGCCAACGTCAGATACAGATTATACAGCTTACGAGAATCTGGTGGAATGGATTGGAGGCGCAAACACCTACCTTCGTTCTTCAATAGGCGGTGTACCACAGCTTTTGTGTGCTGAAACCGTTTTGAAAGCTGCCCGTTCAGCATTACGCAATAAGTTACGCATGCAGGAATATCCTTCCATGCAACGCATGCTTGAACTCTTGCGGGAAGACGCCATGTGTCCGAACCTGATTGTCTCCTCCCACGAAGCTTTGGGCCAAGGTTCCCGGCTGACCCTTCAGAAAGTTGGTAACATAGACGTGGCGTTCAATACTCAAGCGGCTTCTAAATTCTGCCAGATACGTGATATTTACGAGGACCCGAACGAATGGCAGTTCTGGTTGCAGGCAGGATACGATACACGTATCAATGACTGGCATGAGAAAGTCTTCCGCTGTAACGAGCAGAAGAACGAATCTCTCGACCTGGCCGGTGACTATTGTAAAACCGGTGGAGTGCAGGTAGCCATCACCGGCACCGACAAAGGCCAATGGAGTATCCAGGGAAAAGTTGCCAAACGCGGTAACGGCCAATGCATCATTGGACTTCCTCCGGGAAAATACACCATCGAGTTCACTGATGCCGATGGCAAGACCAAACCAGCAAATACACAGGTTACAGTTGTTGCCGGTGAAGTAGCCACCGCTACCGGAGCCTATACTTAACTAATCCGGGGAAGGGAGTCTTACCTTCCCTTACATAAACTAAACAATTACCTGATTATGAAACGATTTATTCTTTGCATTTCATGCCTGCTTATCTGCTGCCTGTTCTTGCTTCCGGAAGTACAAGCGGCCATTCCGGATACCGGAAACTGGATCAGCCATCATCTTCTGACATCAGACGGTTTAACCGTTCTGGCTGCCGGTCCGGCATTTGCCCCGTTAAAATGGAATATCGGGCAAAACAACATGGGAGGTTATAAAGGACGGCTGCTCTTTATTCCGTATGACGCTCCTTCAGCCGTACCAATGATTCCGGCAAAGCCTACTACGAATGAGGACCTGATTACCGCTTCAGGATCATTCACTTTTCCAAGCGGCGGAACCTACACTCAGCCGATTTACTTGTATTCCACAAAAGGGAAAGTAGGTTATAAAGCGGAAATTCAAGGCGAAACGGACGGAAAATCTTTTAAGCAGACTTTAGAGTTTTTCTTTCCCGGCAATACTCCGGGAATGCATGCTTTCAGTACACTTGTCAAGAACACTCCGGGGTACTTCGTCTTCGAAGATTCCGACGGCCAACAATTCCTGATGGGTAAACCGGGCATGTATGCCGATGTATCACCCTCCTTTGATGGTAGGTTCCGTTTCCCCCCCCTTTGGTGGGTGGAACCCCCCCCGCCGATCAGCGGGGAACTGCCTATACAGCCACTTGTGACGCAAATGAATCGGCTGTTGTTTTAGGGACACCAATCGACATGGAAGTCATTGCAGGCCTGAAACCGGCTCCAAGTCCCGGAGGTTAACATAATATATATATTTTATGACAAGAAACGAACAGTTAGAAAAATGGTTGTCAAACCGTCAGCGTAGATACGCTGACGGTATGGAACTCTTTAACGCTTTAGCAAAGGCAAACACCAAGAGCAGCTATGGGAACTATCTTTCCCAGGCACCGGAGAATCCTCACATTTTTGATCCCCACTTTACACAATTAGTCAATATACTGACTAAAATAGCCAGGGAAATAAAAGATGCTCCTTCTGTTTACTCGGCTGCATTCGAAGAGATCCTGATCGTTCAAACACTGAATGATGAACAACGGACTCAAGAAACCGATATCCGGAAAGAGGCAATCGACCGACTTCAAGAGGAGATCGACGGACTGCATAACCGTATCAGCGAACTTGAGAGTGATACGGAAAATCATGCTGACGAACTCTCCGCTTTGAATGAAGAGTTCGAGGAGAAAATGAAAGAGTTCTCTGCTATCCGGGGCGAACTGGATGCCTTGAATACTCCGGGCGTCAAGATCGTAACAGAAGAATCCCTCACTCCTGCCCTACGTAAAGCATACGCCCGTATCAAAGAGATCGCTCCCCTGTACGCCAGTCTCCATAATGATATTGCGAATCCGGATATCCCGGCAGAGGAACGTCACCCCCTCGCAGAAGAACTCTGTAAGTTGGACGACGAACGTCGCAAGCTCTGGAAACAGATTGACGATTACGCAGAAGGCAAACAGGCAACCTTAGAGCTTGATGCTAAACGTCCGGAGTATAGTGAAAATGCAGTGGTCAGAGGCTTCGAAATAGCCCGTCAGATCAAACGTCTGAAGCAGAACATTACGAACAGCAAAACAGCCGCAGAGAGGGCCGGGAAAGAGGGAAAACAGGCTGTTTTGCAGAACGCACTCGACCGGATTGCTAAATACGAAACTGAATTGGCCGCTTTAACGGCAGAATTATCGGCAGAACAAGGTGAAAAGGTTTCAGGATAACTTTCCTTTGGCTTTGTGCCCCGGTTCTATTGAACCGTTCATGCACAAAGGAGACTGGGCAATACATGAAGTGTTGCCCTCTCTTTTATCTGAAATCGGACCGGCGGATATAAGGATCGCTACATTCAGTATCTCAGAGGACAGTTTACGCCCTCTCTTCTTCCTGATTGATGAGAAAAAAATTACAGGTCTGACCCTCCTGCTCGATACGACGGTAAAACGGCACAAGCTTGACTTGTTACTGTTTGCCTCCAACATCACACCACGCATACGGATTGACTCCTGTCATGCAAAAGTGTTATTGGTGGAAAATGACAAATATCAGTTCGGTATTGCCGGTTCCGCGAACCTGAACCAGAATCACCGCTGGGAAAATGGCTTCTATTTCACTTCCGGAAAGCATTTCAATTACTTCTCGGAAATGTTCGAGCAGGCATATAATCAAGGAATCAGTTACGAAATATTAGAATAGAAATGGAGTTATCAGATGAAACCTTGCAACAAATCAGAGAGATGGCCGCAGCTCTGCTGCCTCCCGCAGAAATCGCCATTCTAATTTCGCTGCCCGCCGGTGAACGCAGCTATTTCTGTGATATTTGCAAAAATCATCATCATTCTCCTATCTACGAAGCATACCATCAGGGACGCCTGCAAACAAAATTCGAACTCCGAAAAACTGTGATCAAGTTAGCCAAGGCCGGAAGTCCGGCGGCCGAGCCACTTGCTGATAAATACATGAAAGAACAAATCATCAACGACTAAATTATGCCGAAAAAAGACACAACCTACGACCGCATCGAACGCTCCCTGTTCAAAGATCGGGGTGAATCCGCTCTCCAGTTATCACCAAAGGAGATGGAAATTAAGAATCGGATGATGCTTTGTGTTAGTAAGAAAATGGAAAGCCCATTAATTGAAGACCAGGAGCTCGTTACTTTTCTCATGCACGGATGTGGAGGGCAAGCGGAACCTGTTTCCCAATCACAAGCCTATCGCGATATCGGTATGATCAACCGGCTGGTCGGTAACATCCAGTTAGCGGCCAAATCCTGGTATCGCTACATGATCGTAGAAGGAGGAAAGAAGGCATTTCAACTCGCTATCGACAACGGAGATGCCAAAGGAGCTGCCGCCGCTCTCGACAAGATAGGTAAATACACCCGTTCCGACAAAGACGATGACGCATTCGACTTCAGTCAGCTTATCCCTCCATCTTTTGAACCTTCTGACGATGTGACGACACTTGAGGGTATTGAAGTGATAGACAATCTGGAGCAACGCCGCCAGGAACTCCGCAGCTTATGCAAAGATATGTTGACCAAACAGGCGACAGATATTCAAACCATTGAAGAGGAGGATATTGAAGAATGACAGCCCAAGCCTCTCCCATACCATCGGCGTACGAACTCCGGATGAAACAGGCCAATGTGATACGGAAGTTCTTCAACAAAATGCAACGCCAGGCAATGGCTATTGCCGCACATGACGAATACATCGTTGCATCGCGTGGTACCGGTAAGTCAGAAGGTATCGACGCCCGCTTCATTCTCAGGAACGTCTGGGAAATGCCCGGTTCATTGGGTGGAATGATCTCTCCCAGCTATGCTAAAGCCTGGGGGAATACCCTTCCGGCTATCTGTAAAGCACTCGCCGAATGGGGATACATTCAAAATATCCATTATGTCGTTGGCCATAAAGCACCACCTTCCATGGGCTTTGCCAAGCCTGTCCGTCCGGTACTCGGAGACGGATGGAGTAATGCTTTCCATTTCTGGAATGGCACGGTCATGGTCATTCTTTCCTTTAATCAAGGGATGTCCGCAAACTCCATGTCGCTTGACTGGGTGATAGGGCCGGAGGCAAAGTTCCTTTCCTATGACAAGATAAAGAACGAGGTCAATCCGGCCAACAGGGGAAACCGGCAATATTTCGGGCACTGTCCTCACCATCACAGCGTATGTTACTCAACGGACATGCCCGGATCATCCATGGGACGTTGGATTCTCGACAAACAGGAAGAGATGCAGCCCCCACATATCCAACTCATTCGTAACCTGTATAAAGAACTTCAGGATTACAAACGTAAACCGCTGACCGAACACACCATGCGGATGATCCGGGAACTTCAACGTGATCTTGACATAGCCCGGAAGTTTCAGCCTGCACTCAGACCGAATGATAAGAAAAAACGGGAATACACTGTATTTTATGGTGAATATGATGTCTTTGATAACCTTGAGGTCCTGGGAGAAGACTTCATTTGGCAGATGCAGCGTGATTCTCCCCCGTTGGTATGGCGTACCGCCTTCCTGAACGAACGGCTGATGAAAGTTCCCAATGGCTTTTACAGTGCCCTGGACGACCGCATACATTTCTATCAGCCGGCTGATAACGGAAGGCTGAAGAATCTTGGAAGTAATTGGAAGCAACTGAGTTCCTGCGGCTGCCTGGGAGACGGTGACCTTGATTTTGACAAAGAACTGCATATTGCATTCGACTCCAATGCGTCAATCTCGACAGCGGTAGTGGCACAACTGGACGGGAATACGATGAAAATCATCAAATCGTTCTATGTCAAAACCCCATCCAAACTCGGAGACCTGGCACAACAGATAGCTGACTATTACCGTCCCAAGCTCAATCACGATGTAGTCGTTTACTATGATCATACTTTTACCTGGGAGTCGGGCTCCACAACAGAAACTTATGCGGATATCATTGAACGTGTATTCAAAGAGAACCGGTACACTCCTGCAATGGTATATGTCGGACAGGCACCCAAACATGAATGGAAACACCTCAATATCGATCTCGCATTGAAAGGTGATCCGCAATTCCTGTGGATTCGTTTCAATCTCTATCAAAACGAGTTCCTCAAGATCGCCATGGAGCAAACCGGTATTAAGCAAGGTAAAAACGGTTTTGAGAAGGACAAAGCTCCGGAAGGTACTGACGATACTCCGGACAATCCGGATCAATACAAAACCCATGTTACGGATGCCTTCGACACATTATGGCTCGGCATGAATTTCTACTTCACACGTCCGGGAACCGGCACCGGAGGAATATTTTTCCTCAATCGGAAATAAAATACCACTTTTCGTAATTGCTAAAATTACGTCAAACAACCGCCATTTCAGGCGTTTAAAATCCCGCCCCCTCTGCCAAAAGAGCAATCGGCGGACTCCGCTTCACCCCGGCGCAGCCGGGCAACGCAAAAGCATTCTCCCCCCTCTCTCAAGGTCTGTCAGAGTGCTTTTGCTGCCCGCTGTGCCACTTTTTCAATCATTCCAGCACATTGCCCGTCTTAAATAAAACAATCTTATTTTTGCTAATTTCCACCTTTACTTTATCTCCTAACTGGAAACCGTATTTTTTTAAGTACTCTCCTTTCAAATTAAACCCGATTGTGCCTTTACCATTTTGCGGAAGTCTGACACATTGCAAAACTTTCTCCATATTACTAACATTTAGGGGTATAACGTACAAAATTGGCGGGAATCATGTTCTTTACCGGCTGTATGATCCCTGTCACCGGTAAAGGCTTTAAATCATCCGCACATGCAGGCGGTTGGTTTATTATTCCGGCTTCCACTTCATAAACGGTCGGTATCTTGGTTACACTATCAACGATAATCAACCAACGATGCCAACATTGATCCGTCAAGGCATTCATGTGTAATACTTCCCCGTTTAAGCTGTTCAGACACAAATTAATGATAGTCATGAGACAGCAGGTATATGAGATATCAATCCCGACAAAAGTCAATGCTCTATCCTTTTGGGCTGCTGATAAAAGGAGTCTTCCGCTACCGCATGCAGGGTCTAATACCCTCCGATCTCCCTGTTTAGGCTGATCATTTACTTTAGGAGCTGTTATCAATTGGTTCATTAATTCACATACCCCAAACGGTGTAAAAAACTGCCCGTTTTTGGCGTTGCTTAAAAACTCTTGAAAATAGTCTCCGAACGGGTCTACCAGTGGTTGCCTGTCCATCTGCATAACAAGTGCGGCAAAAGCCTGTGAAAACAAATCCAGTTCTGTTTTGTCATAGGGCTTTATCGTTTTGAAATAAAGTTCTTCCTTACGTCCCATTGAGAGGCAACAAACGACTATTTGCAGAAAGTCATTAAATACCTTTTCCCGTCCGTGTTTTGGGGATAGCTTTTCCAAATACTCCCCATAAGTAGTTAAATCATTGTTTTTCATATACCTGCAAATTTGAGAATACAAAACAAATCGGATAGAAATTCATTGGGTCATTATCTTCTCCCTGTGCTTCTTCTACTTGGGTCATCTCTACTTTTTTAGGTGCACCCCAAAGGCATAAGGCATGGGAACCTTTTTTAATACTCCTGCCCTCCTTATTCCACTGTTTCAGCGTTTTAAGTTCGGTGTGCCCAGACTGTGCGTATATCGCTTTCAGTCCATCGTTTACCGTAGGAATAGCAGCCTCTTTCACCAAAATTTGAAGCGGCTTTGATAAACCTTTTAATATTGTGCGTTTTTCTTGAATTGTTTTTGCAGAATCAAAAATATTTTCCATCTTTGCAGTACGTTAAAAATTAAACTTCGGTTTGATTTTGTTCCCCCTTCATCGGTGCAACGATGTAGGGGGATTTTGTTTTAATTTAGCCGTTCCAATTCTGAACGAATTTCTTCTTCGGTTTTCGCCAAGTGATTATTTAAATCTAACATCCAATCAGATAACAACTTACCAATTGCAACGGGATTACTTGTAGAAATGGAAAGCCCTTTTGCATCTACCAAAGTAAGTTGGGCATTATTTTTATCATGTGAGATAGTAAAGCTTTCAAGCTGTTTCCGCTTTTCTCTCACTTCTTGATATTTCTGACGGAGCAGATAAACACGCTCCGCCTTATCGGTCAGTTCATCAATACTTAGACGCTTATTGGGTGCGGCTACTACGGAAGAGCTCTCTTTCTTGGAAGTTTGAACGGGAGTTTCAACTTTGGCCGAAACCTGTTCTTTCGTTTCTTCTTTCTCGGTTGGAAGGGATGGCAGCACAATTAGAGGGGCTGTTTCATTCTTCTTATTAACTACATTACTTAACACTACGGCTTTAGCCTCTGCGCTTTTTGCGCTCGATACATTTTTCATTTTGTTTTACGTTAAAAATTAAACATTTAAGTGATAGGAGTGCAACCCTATCCCCTTTTGATTACATTACAAATATAACACTTTTTTTTCACATACAAAAAAAAACGCAAACATCTGTAAAGCAACACATTAAATACATACCACAAATAAATATTACACATCACACACAGACGTTTGCTCTCTTGTCTCAAAATTATTTTTCCGACATCCGAATCATTTTTTCAAAAATCAAACCGCATTGAGTCAACAAAGAGATACTTTTGGGGAGAAAAAGCGTAAACCTATAATTTATGTTAACGCAATTTTAAATCTCAGAAGATTCCCACGGCAAAAAAAATAAAATACTGATTCACAAAGAAAAAAGGGTCTTAAAGGGGAAAAATTTCCCCTTTATCCGTCGGAAGATCACGCACCGCCCTCGGAAAAAGTTTCGCCTCAAACTTTTTTTTCTCTCTTATATGCTGCCCCCCCTCCTCAAAAATCATCGCACATGCGATACCGCTCCGGCACATTGTGCCGTTTTTCTGTCCTTTACGTAAGCGCTTGTACACAATACATTTGCAATAAAAAAGCGATGAATGAGATTCTAAATTATATCATGGTCTTTCTCTTCGGCGGCGGTTTAGTTGGAACCGCCACAGCATTTGTCACTATCAAATACACCAAGAAACGTGCAGAAGCTGACGCAATGAAAGCGATGCAGGATGTCTACCAGGAAATGATCACCGATCAAAGAAGTTACATCAACTCACTCAAACAGGATAAAGAAGATAGTGAGGCACGCTGGGAAAATAAAGTTGAAACATTATCCAAACGTATTGAGACTATGGATTTGAAAATCAACGAAAACAATCGTTTGATAACAGAGCTAAAAACCATGAAATGTACCGATTTAATTTGCCAAAACCGTAAACAATGAAACATCATGTACACCTTATCATTTATTTTGCTTGCATTTCAGTTGGTATACTGCTGTGTGCTTGTCGTTCTTCTTCTCTACATTCTAATCAATTCAAAGAGAATGGAACTTTTCAGCATAATTACAATGAACTCAATACCGGTACCGGGACCATTGCCTCACAAGTCAAAACCACTAAAGACGAACACGGTTCATCCTGGAAGATCACGTACCATTTTGACACGACACAAACACCCGATCCCACAACCGGCCTACCCCCGCTATCGGGTATCGAGATTGAAGGGAGCGAAAAACAGAGTAAAACCGCGCAGGAAAGTAATGACACTGTACACTCTTCGAACAGCTCTTCAAAGAGAGAGGTATCCGGTCAAACCATACAAAGAGAATCCGGGACAGAGACCAGGAAAGATAGCAAAGTAGCAACCGGTACGGATGATGGCATAAGAAACGGCCTCAGTATCGGGATACCTTTGCTTTTTATCATCATAGCACTATCGTATTATGCCAAGCGACAGAATACATCAAAGTAAAGTCTGGGAACTTATGGAGCAACGGAAAGAGGGTAAACCCATTGAGTTCTCCATTGAATTTTGCAAAAAAAGTACCGGTGAACTCATTACCTACGAGCGTGCGGTACTTAGTTCATTTCATAGTAGCGGAAGCACTGTCAACATACTTCAAATAGGTGAGTATGCTCCCAGGAAAATCCGGAGATGTCTGATTACACGATTTAATAACATCAAAGTTTATTTCTAATGAAGAAGAAACAACCTGAGCCCCAATTATTTCAAAAAGGATATGAAACTTATGCAGTCACCAAAGGCGGAAAAGGAATCATAAAGTTCAGTGATAATAGCGATATCACAACTGACCGGGAGACCTCTACCGTTGAAGTAGTTCCCAAAGGGAAAGCGGCTCCAATTAAGTTTGTTCCCAGAGGGCGGAACAACAACATGATGTATGACATTATGAAGAAGATCGGAGCAAACGTAACTGTCGGCAGCAATGTGGAATTTAAAAATAAGGTAGTATATGGAGATAGTGTCCTCGTATATCGTAAATACCGGGATAAGGAAACCCGAAAAATCATCAAAGAAGAAGTCTTGCCCGAAGAATACCCGGATATATTCGATTTTATAGAAAACAACGACATACCATTTATCCGGATGGAGATAGCGAATGATTTAGTGATCTTCTACGATGCATACGTCGAATATATTTTTAATCAGGACACTCAGCCCAGACTGGTACAAGTAAAGGCAAAGGAAGCAACCTGTTCACGTATTAGCGTAATCGATGAGAGGACCGGCAAGAGTGAATATCATGGTTACTCAGCCAAATGGCATGAAGGTATGCCGGATGATGTAATTGCGACGCCACTACTGGACCGCCAGGCACCTTTGCGGGATTTAAAGACACGAATGGGTTTGTTTCCCAATGAAAAGGGAACAAAAGAGATCGTCAAAGACCGCCGCTTCATCCATAACATTCGCATAGCGACTCCCGGACGATTCTATTACAGTAAACCATATTGGTGGAGTGTATTCGTTTCCGGCTGGTATGACTTTGGCAATGCCATTCCTATCTTTAAGAAGGCTTTGATCAAGAATCAAATGGCATTGCGCTATATCGTCTACATCAAAGAGGATTTCTGGGGAAAATTATACGCGGATGAAAAGATTACGAACGAAGCAGACCAGGCTGTACGGCGGGATACCTTCCTTCAGGACATGAATGACTTTCTTGCCGGAGAAGAGAATGCAGGTAAAGGCTTCGTGTCCCATTTTCGTTATGACCGAGTAAAAGGATTTGAGGATAAGGATATCATCATAAATACTTTAGATTCCTTCTTCAAGGGTGGCGAATACATTGAAGACAGCGAGGAAGTAAGCAACACCATCTGCTATGGCATGAATGTACATCCCTCCATCATTGGTGCCGCTCCCGGCAAAGGTAAGAGTATTAACGGTACTGAAGCCCGTGAGCTGTTCATCATCGAACAAGCCTTAATGAAAATGTTTCAGGAAGCCACGCTCACTCCCCTTTATTTTGCCAAAGCCGTAAACGGATGGCCGAAAGATATCTACTTTTCCGTCACCAACTGTCAGCTTACCACACTTGACAAAGGGACAGGAGCTACTAAAAATACAGGTTTAACCTCAGAAACAGAAGAAAAATGAATGCTATCATCCCTGACATCGACACACTCAAGAAAGTAGTCAAAATCAATGCTACACTGCCTGACGAAGCCATCAATCCGTATATTGATGATGCTATGGATATCTATCTGACGCCATACATCGGTATTGAAACCGTAGAAAAGGCACTGACCGGAACTGATAAAAGGCTGAATGATAAAATTCTCCGCACCCTGGGGCCTCTCACCCTGATGCTTGCCACTCCGGAACTTGGCATACGTATCGGAGACAGTGGAATTACGGTCGAAAACAAGCAAGGTACCTACTCACCGGCCAATGAAGCAAAAATTGCCGCCGCTAAAGAAAGCTTCTACTTTCGTGGCATGCAGGCCCTTGATCGGCTGCTCACTTTTCTGACCGATCATCCGGAAACTTACCCCGAATACGTCGAGCACTGCAAACAAGTCACAGATTCTTCTCCATGCTTCATACGTGATGCCAGAGAATTTCAAGATACCGGTTTAGTCAATATCGAGTATTCTACCGTATCGTTCCGCATGATGCTACCTACTGTCCGGCAGTTGCAAGAACGCAATGTGCGTGAAATGCTCAAAGAAGACCTATACCAACATCTGCTTGATGCCTATACCGAAGGGAAACAACTGACACCTAAAGAAAAGGTACTGCTGGGGCACATACTCCGTTACCTCGCTAACAAAACCGCTGAACTCTATACATCACAGACCTCACGCGAACAGCGTACCATCAACGACACACCGGAGTTTACTCCCATTATCCGGCCCATCTACCAGGATCAGGCAGCAACCGGTAATTTCTTCGCCGATCAAGCGACCTACTACGCCGGAAAGATACAAAACTTCATTTCCGAAAATGCTGAGGAGTTAGGAGTCACACCAACCGTTACCGCTATAAACTTTAACTCCAAAGAAAAGCGAATATTCACCTCTATATCATAACAATATGCACACCATTCAGATAAATGATGATTGTTACCGAGTTCCGGAAAGTTGGGATGAACTCACCGAAAAGCAACTGAGCTACCTGGTTAATCTTACACAAAGCGATATTCCCATCGAAGAACTGAAGGTACACATGATGCTATATTGTCTCAATGCACATGTTTGCCGGTATCGGGATATCTATCGCCATCAAGTAAAGATCAGCATTGGGACTCCCGGCAATAAAATCCCTTTCCGGACACTCAAGAAGAAATATTTGCTTCTTCCTGAAGAAGTCAATCGGTTGGCCGAACTCTTCGACTTCCTGTTGATGTGCGAAAAGGATACCGAAATGAAATACCATGTACACCCGGAACTCACTGTCAATCCCTATCGGGCATTCTTTTGCCGGTTCCGTAAATTCCGTGGTCCGGAAGATGGCCTGCTCGATATTCGATTCGAACAGTTCATGCACCTGCAACACTATCTTGACGTCATGAATCAGGACCCGGAACAAATTAACCATGTTCTGGCCTGTTTATGGCACACAAGCAAAACATTCAATATCAATCGTCTGGAGAAAGATGCTTCCATTCTCAGCCATCTTCCCTACAGGGTGAAAATGATTATGTACTGGTACATTATAGGGAGCCTGGCCTATCTTGCCAATGGCTTTCCCCGTATCTTTTCCGGAAACGGAAAGAGTAATGGTCGCGTCTTTGATTTGCAAATGCGTCTTTTAGACTCCCTCGCACAGTCAGACATGACCAAAAAGCCCGAAATAAAAAAAGGGTTCCTGATCGATGCCCTGTATACGATGGATGAATCTCTGAGAAAACAACAAGAGCTGAATGAAAATATGCAGAACAAATAAATATTTTCCAATAAAGTTTGTTAGTAGCAAACTTTATTGTATATTTGCATTGTCATAACAAACGCGGGTGACGTCCGCATAAGTTCTTTATATTATGGAACAATTGTTCGAAGCTATCCTCGCGATAGCAAAGCAGAACCCCGATGGGTTCACGGTTGACCTCACAACCTTAAAAAAGGTCACAAAGGGTATTTCAGTCGCCTATCTCGAGACTCAAGATAGTTTCGGAGAAGAAGGACTGAAAAGAGTTCTTAACCATGCTGAGATGCACGAAAAGAAGGTCGGCGGATGGCTGAATGAAGAGAACCAAGAGTTCTATTTTGATTCCGTCCGGATTTTCACCAACCTTGAAGAAGCCAAGCGATTCGGGCGTGAAAATAAACAGATCGCTATTTTCGACATCTCTCATATGAGACTCATCAAATTGTGATCCGGAGGGGCGAAAGCCCCTCCTTTACAACGAATAACATTTTTTTAAATACCGATTATCAAAACGTAAATTGATGCATTATGAAGAATTTAGAAATCCTCCCTCTCTCTGCCGAGAGTAAAAAGCGTATTGAAGAGTTCGCAAGGCAGTATCAGCGATATGCCCATATCGCTATTGAGATTGTGTCCTACTCAGAAGGCCGGCTGATTGTTCGTGCCGAGCAAAAGGACCTGGTTAATGATAAGTTCCTTTCAAAGAAAGAACTGACGGAACGTGTCCGGGACATGTTCAAAGATGAAATTCCGGAAGACTGGAAACTTACTGTTTCCGCCGTAAACTTCGACCGTAAAGACATTGATGGTATCACTCTCGACTGGATCAAAAAACGGATGGAACGGCTTGGATTAAAGAATAAACATTTGAGCAACTACACCGGAATTGACAAATGTACCGTTTCTTCCATCCTTTCCGGAGACAAGGAGTTGACCAAATGGCACAAAGTGGCTCTATACTACTTTTTCAAATATTATGAAGTAGCTAATTTTTAGAAGGTGCATTTAATGATATAAAAAATAAGTTATCGGAAACCATATTAAACATCAAATGACATTAACACAACCGAGAGAGGGACGCCGATACTCCCTCTCTTTTTTATTGCCAATACCAATTATCAAAACATAAATTGATGCATTATGAAGAATTTAGAAATCCTCCCTCTCCCTGCCGATATCAATCAAAATAGTTTTGCAATCATTTTCTTATCATAGAACATCAATACCAACAAATAGGTATTTTCCTATCTGTCAAGCTAATTCCCTCTTAATAAATAACATAGTTATAGTCTAATTTCATATTTTTGCTACACAAAAGAATGAGTGATTTAATTACCCTAATTGTAAAACTCTAAATTAGACTTATTATGAAAAAGAAATGTTTATGGAGCATTATGCTTCTATTTTGTGCTATTTTATATTCTTGTAACCAAGAAGAAATAGTAGAAAATGAACTCCCTGATTTCCCTCAACCTACCAAATCGAGAGTCGAACTCAGAACTGGCCAAATTGAAGTTGGTAATATCACACTAAGTGCCGACAGTATTATCACCCTATGTGATGATGAAAGTAATAGTATTGTTAAAAGTGCTACGAGGTCTTCTAATATATATGCAGGGAACAAAAACGGTATAGAACTATCTCTTAAAATACAAATAGGCTCAAGACTTATGCCTGGAAAAACTGATGCTCAAAAAAGACAGCGTTTAGCCAAGATGCTTGCACAGGCCTCTCAATATAGAGTCATACGTGGTGTTGTAACAGATGATGATGGTTTTGTACAATACGTACCATTAAACGCAACTATGACCATTCCTTGTACTATTACAGATAAAGACTTTAATATAAATGGTCCATTAAGGAAAACTATAGATATACTATTCCGTATTTTCAGAGTACCAGCAAACAAAGATTGTATAGAAGTGAGAATAAATGGTAGATTAATCCGCGATTTACGGGAATTTACTATAATTTGCACCCAAATAGCCTCAGGAAAATACATTTACGACTAAGATGCAATAATAAAACCAGCCATTATGCTAAAGAAAGTTTAACTTATACTGTAATTTCAAAAGCAGATTGAAAAAACTGTCTATACTACTTTTTCAAGTATTATGAAGTAGCCAGCTTTTAATAAACAAGTAGGGGTATCAGCATTGATACCCCCATTCTCTTACATATTATTTAAAATATTTTTTCCGTTTAGCCCATATATCGTAGATGAACGGCAAAGCTACACACAATAACAAAAAGAAATCATCGTATTTCTGCACAATACCTAATTTGAACAACCCCCTGATTACAAAGTAGACGATTGGTATTAAGCATATTTTGAGAATTAATATTTTTCTATCTTTCGTCATATCAAATTCCTTCTTAGACCTTAACTAACTTCATCTTGTTACTATCATTGTCTCGCAAAACTATTGCTTTCCCATAAAAAAAGAACATATTTCATTCTTTTTTTCAAAATTCACATTAAAAATACCATAAACATGGTATATAATCCATAGATTTCTATTTCATATTTCAGATTATTTTGTACTTTAGCCCCTGCCCAATCAATATCATAACATGAATCCCTTTTCATTGCGTAATCCGTAGAATCGGATTGAAGGTCAGATATACCTTTTGGGCACGTAGTGATAAGGGATTCGCCCTTTTTAATCTATGGAAATATATGATTTTATATCTATTGACTTTGAAACCGCAAATGAATATCGCGACAGCGCATGTCAACTGGGTATAACTACTGTACAAAATGGAGCTATTAAAGATGTAAAGTCTTGGCTTATTAATCCAGAGCAATCTTTTAGTACTTTCAACACCTCTATACATGGCATAGATGAAACTATGGTACAAGGACAACCTACATTTAAAGAGCTATGGCCTGAAATCCTTCCATATTTTGGAAATGAAGAGATGGGTAATATAATTGTAGCACATAATGCAACATTTGACATAAATGTACTTTTATGTATGTTAGAAAGATACAATATAGCTCCTTTAGACGGAATCTTCCTATGCACTTTAGCTATTGCCCGAAGGACTTGGGTACAGCCTTCATATAGTCTTTCATCACTGTGCAACGCTTTCAATATTATTCCTGGGAAACATGACGCAGGTGAAGATTCAAGAGCATGTGCGGAACTCCTATTGTTAGCGGCTAAAGAAAAAGAGGTTGATCTTAGCAAGGACATTGCATGCGATAATGACTTTAATGACATCGAGAATAAATTTCAAGTTTATTTTGGAACTTTTAATTCTCAAGGATATATACCATCTACCTGTAAACGGAAGCAAAAAGCAAAATTACTGCAAGCGATAAAAGGCGATAAAAGTAAAGAAAATCCAGATTCCATCTTTTACCAAAAGCATGTTGTTTTCACAGGAACCTTATCTTCGATGAGACGATTAGAAGCTCAACAAATCATAGCTGACATAGGAGGAATCAACCAAACTGGAGTAAACAAAGAAACAGATTACCTTATTGTCGGACAACAAGACTTCAAAATCGTGGGTGAAGACGGGATGAGTAGTAAACAAGAAAAAGCGATCAAAATGATCGAAAAAGGAGCTACATTAGAAATTCTTTCTGAAAACGACTTTTTGCGCTCACTTTAATCTTATGCTATTATTATTTGCAACTTCCAAATATTATCTCCATATTTGCAAAGTCAAAACCAAAGTAGGAGGTTCCTACTCCGCAGAGCGCGGTTAATGCTCAGTCTTAAAAGATGGGCTTTTTTTATGTCCATTTTATAAAATATACGGCTGCCTTTCCCCAGTAGAATTTTCTCTTCGGAGTTGGATACTACTTTGGTTTTGACGAACTCGGGAAAGTGCAGCCGTTCTTGTACTTCAGATTGTAGAACTGAATTCTACTAAACGTCAAAACCAAAGTAAGTATGAAAAAAAAATCCACTGGCACCCTTTTCGTGCCTCAATTCCGCACACCGAAACCCACCACAATCCCCCATCAGTCCAACTCCGCAATTGATGATTTTATCCCATCCGATTGCAAAATTAAAACCTCCTCTGACGCTTACTATGTCAGTGCCATTGCTTGCCTTTGTGCTACGTTCATCTTTCCTCCATGCATTCTTGCAACCATTTATTGTGTTATCAAAGCTAAGAAAGGAGGTAAACAATGATCACTACTCAAATTAACGGTATCACCCTGACGGAGAACGCTATCGAAGTCATCCACCGTATTCAAGACTGCGAACATGATTGGATGAAATGTTCTTTAGAAGAGGCTATTGATACCCTCCTTGTAATTGATTCCTGTAATATAACGGACAAAGAGAGACTTAATTTGATTATGGAACTTCGTACCATTAGGAAATACATTGATGCCATTGCCGATACCAATAACAAGAAAGGAAATCAGCTATGACCCGTAATACTCGCCGTGCCAAACTCGCAGAAATACGAGCCGTTTGGCTTTTAGTTAGTGTTCGTTATACATTTAATCATTTTAAAATCAAGCCACAATGAATAAAGAAAAAGCATTAGCCCTCATTGATATACTATTATCCGAAAGTACATCACCAATAGAGAAGCAACGTGCAGCCGCACAACTTCGTGAATTGATTCACATCCTATTACCTCAGTAGCTTTATACCTGTCCTTTATAGCCCGCTCTCTGCGGGCTATTTTTGTCTCCATAACCTAACCCCTGACTTTTATGGAGATATACAACCACTTTGAATATGGCAAAACACTTGCCATCCGCTTAAAGCCTATTGCCCATACACCCGAAAAGCCCAGATTCTTCACCGCTTTCGGACTTGAGGACTTATATAATTTTAATGATAAACTATCATCCGTATCCGGAATGATCCTGATTGCAGTTGATGGCTGTGAGTCTGAATCAAAACGAAACGAAGCGGATGCGCTTAATAACAATGATATGTTCTCTTTCATTGTTGCACAGAACACTGTTTCTGATCGTCCGGAAACAATCAACCAGGCAGCAAAAGAATGCAAAGCTGTCGCAAAACAAATTCGGAACTGTATCCTGCAAGACCCCGACATTTCAGAATTCATTGACGATACCATTCAATTTAATGGTATTGGTCCGATTGGTGATAATTTCTATGGCGTAGTACTGACATTCTCTTTGGCTCAACCTGAAACCTATTTCATTGACCAAACATACTGGGAGGATTAACGATGGGATATTATAAAAGATTAAGTACCTCTCGTGCCGAAGTCAAACGCTATAACGCCTCCCGCCGAAAAGCAGCACAGTTGACTAATGCCCCGACATCTGGACTGATCCGCCTTGAAACCGTCTCAGAAACCGAACGCTTTTCAATGGCTCAGGATGCTGATAGACTGACTGCATATAACAAGGCCGTTGAAAAGTGGCAAGATAGTGTGATCCGACAATTACGAGCCGGAATAGCCGGCCGCAGTATGCGAATAGCCCGCGAACTTGAGCCACGGGCTTATACCGACAAATACGGTATTATCAACCGTCTTGGTTTCTCCTTCCCTCGGCATGGAATCTACATCCACAAGGGCGCCGGCGAAGGTCAGGGTGGCTTCATCGGTTCCAAATGGAATTACCTCAAAAAAATTAATGGGGTCGAGATCGATACCGGTATTGTCCGTCATACAAATCTCAAATCACTCGGACGACAGAATGAAGGCAACCGCCGGGCCTACGAATGGTTTGACCCTGTAATTCGTAACCGGATCAATGAATTAGCCGATATCGTTACCGATTATTTCGACACCATGCTGATCGACGCTACCCGAATATACATAGATAAACGAAACAGTCTCTAATATGGCAAACGACCTAAACCGCAGTATCAAACTTTATATTGATGGCTCAGAAGCCACTAATAAGATAGACCTGGTAAAAGAAAGTATTTCTCGTCTTGAAGACAAACTCAAATCACTTACCGGAAGAGAAGCAGACTATGCAAAACGCTCCCAGGATCTCAAAAAAGAACTGGATGCAAAAAACCGAACTCTTCAGAATTACGAGAAACAGTTAGCCGAAACAGAGCGGGTTCTCAAAAGCCTCTCCGGAGCAACTTACAACGAACTCCTTGCTGTCCAGTCCCGCATCCGGAAAGAGCTTCGTAATGCAGTGCCCGGAACGAAACAATATACGGCCGCTCTTGAGCAGAATCGGCGTGTCACCGAAGCCCTTTCCAGAGCACAAGCCGCCATGCGTGTCGAGGTAGGTGCACAAGGTAATGTCTGGTCACGTGCCTCCGGATTCATTAACAAATATATTGGTCTGATCGGTACTGTCATAGCAGCTATCACCGGAGTTTCTATGAAGCTCAACCAACTCCGAGAACAGCGAAACAAACGTGAAGAAGCAAAAGCCGATGTTGAAGCTCTTACCGGACTTTCCAAGGACGATATAAACTGGTTGGAACAGCAAGCGGTCCAGTTGTCAACGACAACGACCGAATCCGGCATTCGCATTCGACAGTCCGCAACAGAAATTCTTGATGCCTACAAATTGGTAGGCTCTGCCAAGCCCGAACTTCTTGACAACAAAGAAGCTTTGGCCGAGGTGACAAAACAGACACTTATATTAGCTTCTGCATCAGGTATGACCCTGAAGGATGCAGTCGATGCCGTAACCCTTTCTCTCAATCAATACGGTGATGGTGCCGACCAAGCTTCACGCTATGCAAACGTCATGGCCGCCGGCTCTAAATATGGAGCAGCAGCCGTAGAGTCCGTCACCACAGCCGTCACCAAATCCGGGGTAGCTGCTGCCTCTGCCGAAATTCCTATCGAACAGCTTGTAGGTACTATTGAAACACTGGCCGAAAAAGGTATCAAAGACGAAATAGCCGGTACCGGTTTAAAGAAATTCTTCCTTACCCTACAAACCGGAGCAGATGATACAAATCCCAAAATCGTCGGTTTAGAGAAGGCTTTGGATAACCTTCAGAAAAAACAACTCTCAGCAGCCCAGATTAAGAAGCAATTTGGAGAAGAAGGATACAATGTAGCCTCCGTACTTATCAATGAAGCCGATAAGGTGAAATACTACACTCAAGCAGTTACGGGTACATCTGTAGCCATGGAACAGGCCGCCACAAAATCAGAGACAGCGGCAGCTAAACTATCGCAAGCTAAAAACCGCATGCAGGAACTTGGTATTGAATTATTAGAAAAACTCAATCCCGCCCTCATATCAGCAGCAAATGGTGCTGTCAGTTGGACTGGAAAACTCATTAAACTATTAAACTTCATCAATGAAAACAAAAGGGCCATTACGTTATTGACCATTGCCCTTATAGCTTACACAGCTGCTAAGAACTCTGATGTAATAATCAGTAAAGTCGTTACATTTTGGAATAATAATATTGCAAAGTCTTTAAAAGCCATTAAGAAAGAGCTAATGACAAACCCCTATGGTATAATAGCCGTAGTCGCGGCCACAGCTATAGCCTACCTCATAAACTTAAAAAAGAAAAACGATGAATTAAAAGATTCTGTATCAGGAATAAAAAAAGTAAATGAAGAGACCAATAAATCATTTATTCAACAAGAATCGAAGATACGTGCTTTGACTGCTGTCATCAATGATAATGGAATTGCGCTTGATGTTCGTCGAAAGGCTTTAAATGATCTAAAAGAAATCATTCCAGACTACAATGCCCAACTAACCGATGAAGGAACATTAACGAAAAACAATACAGACGCAATCAAAGATTACCTGATACAACTTGAAAAGCAAATCAAGTTAAAAGCAGCGCAGCAAGAACTTGAAAATCTTTATGCCCAGAAACGTACACTGGAAAAAGATGAAGAAACCCAAAGTGATCAATATTGGAAGATTCGCCAAACCAATACCTTACAAGGATATAATCGGAATAGCCTTACAGCTAAAATTTCCAGACTTTTTGGCACAGAAAAAGAAGGAAAAGCTTTAGAAACTCTTAATGAAACGCGAAAAAATTTATCCTCAATTTCTGAGAAAATAGATGAAATAACCAAAGAGATAGGCGAATCAGCTTTAGCCATAGAGGAGGTCAACAAAGCGAATGAAGAAACTACAAATAACAAAATAACAACTCCCATAATTGATGGAGAGAAAGCCAAAGCCCTTCTTAAAAAGAAGCTTGAAGAAGAAGCCAAGCTCTACTCTCAACACCAGTCGGAACTCAAAGAAGCCTATCTCAAACGCCAAGACGAAACCTTGCAAACCGAACAACAGTTTAATGACCGGATGGAAACCCTCGAATTAGAACATCAGCAACGTATCATTAATATAGCCGGTGCAAAAAGTAAAGAAGGTATTGATGCTCAAAATCGAATCAACGATATCAAAATTAAACAGCAAAAAGAGCAGATGAACCGACAGCTCGCTGAAGAAAAGACACTTTATGAAAACCAACAAAAGGACCTAAAACTTCTCTATGTTTCCGGTAAGGATGAAAATCTGAAAACAGAGAAAGAGTACAATGAAGCCATGGAGCATCTCACCATCATGCACCTGGAACGTGTTCTCAAAATTGCTAATCTCGACGCTGATCAACGGCGCACCATTGAACAACAACTACTCGACTTTAAAGTAAAATGTCTTCAAGATGAAGAAAAAGAGCGGAAGAAACTTGAAGATGCAGCTCAAAAGAAAAAAGACGAACTGGCCAGGAAGGAGAAACAAAGGCTCACCGAACAGGCACAACAGTACCGGCAATACGGCGAACAGATCGGCGATACCCTCGGACAAATGATATCAGGTCAAAAAAATGCCCTGCAGAACTTTGCTGATACCATGCTCGATATCCTATTCGATGTACTGAGCCAGATGATTGATATTGAAATAGCCAAGGCCACGGGTGTAGCCGTCGGAGCTGTAGCCCGTTCTGCTGCCGAAGCCTATGCAATGCCCGACTCTGTTGCAACCTTTGGAGCAACCGGTGCAGCCCGTGCCGCAGTTCTCTCCGGACTGATCATGGGAGCATTGGCCGCTGCAAAATCAACGCTCAAAGGATTGATTAAGGGGGGGAGTTCTTCCACTTCCGCAACCGATAACAATACCGACAGTACCAAAACTGCTCAAGTGCAAGTCAAGCAATGGGCATCCGGCAGATACGATGTCATTGGTGAAGATGATGGCCGGACCTATCGGGATGTTCCCTACATAGGTGATTCACCGACCGGAATCGTCCGCCGTACCTCATTGATATCCGAATCCGGAGCAGAGCTGATCATCAATGCCGAAGATCTTTCCCGTCTTCAGCACCACATTAATTACCCCATTGTCGTACAGGCCATTCAGGATGCCCGCAGTGGCCGAGTTCCCCAGCGTGCTGAAGGCAATTACGATCCAATCCGTAACAGTACTTCCCGTATCTCTCAGACAACTTCTTCACCGACTGATAAGGAAGCAAACTTGGCTCAACTGATCAAAGAGTTACATGCACTGATTGAGAAACTTAAATACCTCAAAGCATACGTCGTGCTTCGCGAGCTCAACGAAGCACAAGAATTAGCAGATAAATCAAAGGAACCATTCACCCGCAAAAAACAATAACACATGTCACTCAAGATAAAAAATCAATTAGGAATATTCGATCTTCAAAACGACTTCAGCATCGAGATCGAAGACACCTCCTCTATGTACAACGAACGTGGTTCACAATCCGTACCTGCCACGCTTCCTGCCTCCCGAAACAACCTTTCACTAATCACCCATGTCCATCGTCCGGATAGTACCTACTCCCCTGCCCCGGATACCCGTGTCACCGTCTCCGATGGTGTCTACAACCGAATAGGTAAGATGAACATCACACAAGCTTCTAAATCCGGAGGAATCGTATCCAATATAGGTTTTGACGAGTCCGAAATATACTCGGTATGGAATGCTGTTTCACTCCGTTCCCTCTCTGCTCCGGTTATTCGTCCCGAAGGGGGAACAGCCGGAGTCATCAACCTGCTCAATTCTATTATGAATGAAACAACCATAGACGATGCTCTTTCCGTCTTTCCCATTTGTGTAGCCATGCCATCACATACAACAACCGTGAACGGTACGGAAACCACCACTTACTACCCCGAATACATCAACAAGATAACTAAATTAGAGAATAGTACCTACTCCCTTCAGGGAACTGCCAGACAGGAAACATTCCTTATCAATAACGAACCCGTCCTTACTTCCGTTCCCGAAGGTTATGCCATCAGCCCATTTTTAAAAGTATCTTGGATACTCAATTTTATATTCGTCCAGTACGGTTATACGGTCCTTGAAAATCCATTCTCAACCCACCGTCAACTCTCCCGTCTGGTAGTTCTGAACAACATGGCCGACAGCATAGTCAAGGGCTTCATTGATTACTCTGACCTTCTACCCGATTGCACGATTAACGAGTTCCTACAAGCCCTCTACTGTCGCTTTGGTATGGTGTATTTTGTTGATGGTAAAAATAAAACCGTTAATCTCAAATTTATCAAAGATATCATCTCAACTCCGGCCTCACTGAACTGGTCCCTGCTCAAGTCGGCCCGGCCTGTTATCAACTATGCCGCTGCACAGCAACTCAAACTTTCCGCATCGACCAATATCTCCGGTCCTTATACCAATTTAGTAGCTACTCCTACTGCCGACTCACTCGACAAATTTCTTAAACCCTTTGGCCATGTCTTGTCAAGTAACACAGCAAAAGGATATCTCACCTATTCTTTATGGGATGGATTTTATTATGTCCGGAACAATCTGACCGGAGTTCGTGAAGCCCGCAGCTCTGACTTCTTCCCCTGGGATAAAGGGGCAAACATCAGTTATATGGAGATATCATCTATTGATGAATGCCTGCCGATGAAAGGTTCTTACCCCGATGACCAACCAGTTTGTCCTGCCTATCTCCTGGGAAAAGTACACAAATATACCAATATTTCCAGCGCCAGCGTAGAACTATCAGAGGAGCAAAACACCCAAACTCCTCTATGCTTTTGCTTTTCCATGCCCCGTGCATCCACTCCCTACCCCTACGGATCGCCAAGATGTTACGCACCCGGCGGTGAGGCTATTGCCATCAACGGACACACATTTGATATCTCCATGACCTTTACTGGTGATAATGGCCTGTTCTCCCGTTTTTGGAAGGGATTTGACGCCATTCTCCGACATTCCAATCATACGGTTGAAGTTCCTGTACACTTGAATCCAATTCAATTACTCAATATTGATTTCAGTCAAACGATCAATATAGATGGCCAACGATTACTGCTTGATACAGTGCGCTATACATTACCCAAACTTCTTTCACGTCCGGCTACTGTCCGTCTTCGTACCCTTCGTCTCCTGATCCCTGTCGGGGAAACCGATTTAGACTTGGATGCAGAGCAAGGAATACAAACGATTGAGCAACTCTACAAATGGGCGTTTCACAATAATCGTGAAAACATAGTAGAACTCAAGATACGGGCACAAGTCGAGGAGTGGAAGAAGGCTATTACCCCACCAGCGCAATGGCTCGGAGTGCTACGTAAAAACGAGGTAAGTGATCAGATTTCGGATATTGAGATACCGTTTACTGTACCGACTCAAGAAGATTATGAAGCCGGCAAAGAGTTCTTCATCAAAGAAATCAATTACAGTTTCGACCTTTACTACAAGGTCCGGGTTCCCAATGGTCAGACGTCTCAAGGTGATATCATCTGGAAAGATAAAGAATACGGAGGCGTACACTATGCCATTACTTACGGGCTTTCCGTTAAAGCAGAACTGCTTTAGTTGTCCTTTGCCGCACATGATCAAAACATCATATTTGCAGCATGAATGACGATAAAACCATCACAGCAGCAATCGAGACAAGCAATGTAACTGCACTGCTTGCCGCTTACCGGAAATTTACAAGTTCCTCCGGGGCTACAACAGATGAATTTTTCCGCTTCATCACCACCCCCACTCCGGAACGGGAAGAGTTCCTGGCATTGTACTGCTCTTCGACCTCTTCTGTGTCCGGTACCATTATACAAACTAATTACAATGCACTATGAGTTTAACAGCAAACATATATCCGTCTACAATCGCTTTAGCCGGAAATCCCATCAAGCTGACCATAAACTCCAGTTCAGTAGTCAGCTACACTATTCGTCAGGCCGACCGCACCATCTTTTCCGGAAGTGGTGAAGGTGAGTTCTCTGTTTTTCTTCAGGATATCCTTTCAGGTATTCTCAGTCCCAAACATCTGCTCAACGAATCCACTGATATATTACTGCTCGATTCTACTTCAGCTACAGATATTGCCATTAGTGTCCAAAACACCCAGGGAGAGACTAAAACTCTTTCTCTGAAAGCAGTTATAGGAGGCATCAGCAAGCGGCTACTACGGCGTCTGTTAGATGAAAATAGCAATATATTCACTTGGAAGCTACTCAATTCATCGGTCAATTTCTTCAAGACCACCCGTACCAACGGGCGTATCATCACCATCCGCGAAACTGAACTCCTACCTATTCCTTTCCTTTATCCGGATGGTGCATTAAAAGTAGTTGCAGCCGGCATTGAAACCTCTTTATCCGGAACAGCCGGACAGCCGGTAGCCCTTAACCTATATCGGCTCCGGCAAAAACTGTTTCAAACTAATCAAAAGTTAGCTTCTGTTTTCGATATCTATTCCGGATCAACCAAAAGCTGTACTATTGTCATCACTCCCGGAACAGTATCCCGTGAACGTTATTTACTTGAATTTCTCAACTCCTATGGAGCCTACGAACGCATTGAAGTCACCGGTATCGGTAACATCGAGTCTGAAATAGAGTCCGACTCCACTTATCAGATTTACGATGAAAGCATTGATGACTATATCGAGGCCCGCGAGCGACAGTCTGCCCGTGACAAGCTTCATGTCGAATCCGGATATCGCAATACCGAAGAGCTTGTGCATTTAATGGATATGCTTGCTTCCGATGACATAAAGATACTCGGACTTTCCGGACGAAACATCAGGGTAAATGCCGTAGCCGACAACCTCACCCATGCCATACGCTCCACTGTACCGGAAAGTATTAAAATGACTCTTCATTTCGTTGACTCCGATGTTCGCTACACCGGATCACTTTCAGAGGACGAAATAGGAAATCCCCGTATACATACCGAACAGTTCACACCTCAATTTAATTGATATGGCCGATCAGCAACAAGTTATAGATGAACTCATTGACTACATTGACAAAGCAGTACTCAAGCACAGTGTCTCTAACCGGCATGTGGCAGAAGTGCTATCTTGGCTAAATGAAGAGCTCAAAAAAATTAATACGGAAGCTCTAAAAAAAATGTTTTTAAGCAAGAATCAAAGAGATGAAGCAAAGGAAACTATAACCTTCTTAAAAGGACTACTCGTTAGCGATAATCTGGCATCTATCAATGAACAAGGTGATGCAGAGGTACAAAATATTATTGCTCATATAAAAGCCAAGACCGCTACATTGGAAGTAACCGGCTCGGCCAATGTTGGCACACTTGATTCTGAAGGGAATATTTCAACAGGCGCGGATATTTGGGCTAAAGGTGACACGCATACTTTAAATTTGCTCGTTCAGGCGCTTGCGAACACATACGATCTGAATGTTGAGCACGTCGCAACCCTGTTTCAAACTATAGTCAAGGACTTTATTAGCTCGGAGAGATTCATTCCCGGACTGATGGGTGAAGGGATGAAGCTATACAAGGCTATCAATGGGGATTGGAACCTTGAAATCGACAATGCCGTAGTCCGTAAGGCCATGACCATTTTTGAACTTATCATTTCAAAAGTTCGTGCGGTTAACGGCGGTCTGGTGATTTCATCCGCCAACGGACGTGTTAAGTCCGTTTCGGAAACGTCCGGCGATCCGGCTTACTATGTTTTAGGCATAGAGGGCGACATGATGTTTGTCGCTGATGACTTGGTACGTTGTCAGGTCTACACATCCGGACACGTTAAATACTATTGGGTTCCGGTTGCCTCGGTTAATGATGATTCGATTCTTATACTTAAATCCGTATTCAATGGTACAGTTCCGGCCGTTGGTGATGATCTGGTTCAGATGGGTAACCTCACGAATCCGAACAGACAGGGTATTTTGTATCTCACCGCTTCGGAAGATGGCAAACCGCGCATTTCTGTATTGGACGGGGTAAACTCCACGTCTTTGGCCGGAAAGAACAAAGTGATTTTGGGCTGTCTCGATGGCATGACGGATACAGACTTTCCGGCTGACCTCCAACCCTCCGGATACGGCCTGTATGCGATGAACTGTTTCCTGAAAGGTATTTTCATTCTGAGAAACGGAAAGAGCATCGAACAGGAGTTTGCGAATATTGCTACTGAATTATCAGCCATACCGGGAAAGATCGAGCTTGCCATACGCAGTATGAAAGTAGCGGATGTCAATCTGCTTTATGACTCTAACCACAAACTAAATGCTAACCCCTATCAAATGGGAGCGTATAAGTATGACGTTCATTTAGAAGTTGGCAAAACCTATACCCTTACTGTGTGCTATAAGTGTGCGGACTCAGATGTTATCAGGGCGTATAATAATCCTTCGTACGGATGGATAGGCTCTTTGCCGAAAAGCGCAGAAGAAACGGTACTTTCGCAGCCTATAACGCCCATTAATCCGGATGGGGCATATTTCTACTTCTATAAGTTTCCCCAACAGGAATCAACGGAGACATACATTAAATGGGCTGTAATCACCGAGGGTAGTGTGGGTGTAGCTAATTGGATACCGTCTGCAACTGAAAGAAAATTGAATATCGGAGGCGAAAACCTGATGTTACAATCCCAACAGGCATTGGATGGATCAGGCGCACAATATGCGTTTCAGTTATCGAAAGCGTGGACGGATTTAAAAGGCAAAACCTTAACAATCTCGTTCGACTATGCGTATAGCAATCTAAAGATGGGATCATCACAAAGGTTCGGGCTTGAAAAAGCTATTTATAAATCGGGCACATCCCAATATTACTATATCGGCGCATTTAAGTATGTAGATTCTACCAGCCCCACGGCTGACAAAGGTAGGTACGTTCACACTATCAAAGTCCCCGAAGATATAGAGGACTCTTTGGATACTGATATTATTGCATATATACAGTTAGGCGCTGGATCAGTTTGCCGGATCAATAACTTTCAAATAGAAATAGGAGACACGGCGACCGGATGGAAGCCTGCCCCTAAAGATTCTTTCACTGAGTCAAAAAAGTACACCGACACACAAATACTTGCCGTTGACGGGAAAATTGAACTATCCGTTAAAACTAAGGTAAAAAATTTGGGTATAGGTGCTAACAATTTGTATAGTTACACAAGTTCAACGCTTAATACTTTATATCCATCTCCTACTATTGAAAGGCAAATGTCTCTGCATGGCTTCTATTTGGTTGGTTCACAAGGCAATGGAGGAGCTATGCGGATACCTAATATTATCCCGCCTATCCCCGGTAAGTATACCGTTTCCGGATGGATTAAAGGTAGTCAAAATACCCCAGTTGGTTTTACTATTGATGTGTGTGATTCTGAAAACGTAATTGTTAAATCAACAGCAGATAACCAATGGAGTTATTTCAAGCATACATTTAACGTAACGAAAAACACAGAGGAACAAAAGGATGTATATAATTTTGTTGATATAGAAAGAATTGATTGGGCTTATATATGGGTAAAAGACTTTAAAGTAGAAGCGGGTGAAATTGCAACCGCATGGAGTCCCAATTTTCAGGATGCAGTTTACAAAGGTGCTGAATATACCAATAGTCAAATTAGTGTAGTCGAAGGTAAGATAACATCCACCGTTGAAAAGATAAATACCGTTGATGGACGTGTTACCGGACTTGCTTCACGCGTCGAACAGACCGAAAAAAGTATCACGTCTGTTGTTGGTGATATTAGTGTTATTAATAGTACCACCAATAGGCATATATCAAAGCGAATAGATTTAAGAGGATGGGACAATAATAAGTTTTTCCCGTTGGTTATAAGTATTCCGGTTTACCACAAAACAAGGGTTGAAATAAGTAGGCCTCTTGATGCGGGATACGGAAAACCTTCATATGGTACTCACGATGGCGGTTTTTCTATGAACTTAACGTTTGAGATGTCCGGTTCGGGTTGGGGTTCGTTACCAGCAGTAACCAATATCTTTGACTATACTAAAGCATGGACTTCTGCGGGTGCAAAGATAGTTGTTGATTTGGGACAAATAACTGAAACGTCTACGTGTAGAATGGGTATTAGGGGCGGTTCTATGTATGACGTAACAGTAGATGATACTATTGACCCAAACGTAATCAACGTTTATCAAACCGATTATCACGGTTCATATAATACATCGTTCCCCGTTCGCACCGATGGAACTGAACCCGTCCGCACATACGGATACTATACCGAAATAAAGCAGACGCAGGAAAGCATAGCTTTAACTGCAAACAAAGTGGACGATCAAGGTAGGCGATTAAGTGCGGCTGAGTTAACTTTGAGTTCAGACCACGCAAAATTAAGCGTAGTAGAACAAACGGCAAATTCCGCCAATTCATTAGCAGGCACAGCCAATAACAAAGCTGAAGCCGCCAATTCCTTAGCAGGCACAGCGAACAGCAAAGCCAACGCAGTAGACGGTCGTGTCACCGCCACCCAAAACGGCTTAGTCGAAACCGGAATCAACATCACGTCCCGAAAAATCATTCTGAAAGCCGATAACCTGCTATTCCAAAATAACACAGGTCAACAGACAGCCGCCATCAACGCAAACGGCAAACTGTCTGCCAATGTGATTGAAGCGGCGGAAGTGGTTGCACAGGCATTTTCAGCACAGCGAATCACAACGGGGAATCTGACCGTAACTGATGGTGCTTATCTTGGCGGATGGCAGATTAAAAACAATGCCATATATTCTCGTAATGTAGCAGACGCGAAAATACAACTTGAAATCTCCGGAACACGTTTCTTGCGTATTAATCAATACGGGGGTGCACCGACATCAGGGGGATTCCCGTTAATGGAGATTCGTAATGACAATCAAGACTGCCTCTCACTTTCCACATACGGACAGGGCGGTAAGGCATTGAAAATTATCGCCAACTCTGAGGGAGGAAGCGCCATACAAAGCCACGGTTCGCATCTGTTTGGGCAACGTGCGAGTGAAAAATGGAATGCTCCCGGAATGCTATGTACCGGATATGTATATCAAGCGGGTACGGTTACGAACGAATGGGGCAACGGATGTACCTTAACCAGTGCACAAAAAATAGCTACAGGGAAATACAGGATATACCACAGCCTGAAGCATCCGCAGTACGCTGTCTTAGTACAGGGATTGGGCGGTTATGGCTGGGTATTCGGTCAGGTAGAAACGCAAAACAATTCTTATTTTGAGGTTTTAATGCTTGATTCAAATAAAGGCCCCCGTGATTGTGCATTCCGTGTATTCGTTGTAGGGCGCAACGTTTGGTAAATACCATTGTAAGCGAAGATTATAATTATAAATTCAAAATAGAGTATGAAAATCAATTTTAGAAAACTAAAAGTACAAACGGCTATCGACGGAGAAATAGAAGAGTTCGACGTAGCTAAAACAGTAGGAAATACTATTTACTGTAATACACCCGATTTGGGTGAATTGGAGTTTGCCCAACGGATATA